TAATGATGCTAATATTTCATATTTTGTATTTTTAATACCAAATATATCAAAATGATTATTTAAATAATAAGCAAGACCAAATACTAATGCTATTAATGCAATATTTATATATTTATAATAGTAATATACGGTTTCTTGTCCTATTTTATTAAATTTTATTCCATTAATTATTATATCTAGAAAAATATTTAGACTGTTTTTAAGAAATGCTACTATACTATTTGACAAAGAATTAACTATTTCAAGACTGCTTTTAAATAGTTGTGCCATTATTAAATAATATTAATAATATAAATTACTAAGTTTTTAAAAATGATTTACTAAGTTTGTTTTTGTTAAAATTAAACTATTAAATTATTAAATTACAAACTTACAAGTTTTCAAATGCAGTTTTTTTACCATGACAATCTCTACATAAAGCAACTAAATTATCTATTGAATTTGACCCACCATATTCTAGTTTAATAACGTGATCTACCTCAAACCATGCCGGTAATTGTTTTTGGCAACTTTTACAATGCCAGTTTTGTGATGCTGCTACAAACTTTTTTTTGGTTTCACTTACACTTCTTTTTGTTGAAGTATTTCCAGATTGCAATATTTTTTGTTGCTGTTTTGTTAAATTTTGATTATTATTTATTGATTTATATAAATTTTGTGATTCTCTCATATTTGTTCCCGAACTCATATTATAATTATTATTTAACTCATTTGTTATTGAATTAGATGTAAAATCAATAATAGGAGTTATAAAACTTGCAGTATTTCTATCTATTGGTAAATACTTAATATAACCATTTGTATTATGAACAAAGTCTTTATAATTTGCTGGATTTTTCTTTATAAATAAATATATACATAATCCAACAAACGCTATCAATGCCATTTTATAATATTTTTCATAATTTTTTAGTTTAGCTATTAATTTACCTTCAAAATATGTATTTAACAATACAAAACCAGTAATAGTTAATATTAGTAATTCAAATTTCATATTATGTCTTAATAATTATAATAATTATATTAAATAATGGAAAATTAATTATTAAGTTATTAAATTTTAAGAGTTAGTCCAATTATTACTAACACTAATAATACTATTAAACTTCCAAAAATGTATTTTTGTTTCATCTTGCTTTCTTCGTATTTTTTAATTTCTTTTATTTTATAGTTTTCATAATATTTATTCATTGCTTCATAATATGTTATTTCGGGTTTTCCTAAATAAATATTAATTTTATTATGTATAAAATGAACCCACTTCACAAATGACTCACGAGAGTCTAAATATGGGGTAACAGGATATGCATCTAAAAATCGACTAAATATATTTCCAATATCACTAATTGGTAAAAATAATGGTAAATTTGTTATAAAGTCATAATATTTTTTTTTGGTTGAGTCATTACTATTATTTGGATAACTTAATGCAATTGTATATAATACAAACCAATAATGTGGACCCCATATTATTGGATTTAACACATTAACATTTAAATTGCTAGACATAACTTATAAGTAACACTAATAAAATTATTCACTAGTTTTAACAGAAAAACTATTTGCTAATTCATAAAAAAATTTAAATATTATAATTAACATTATAACTTTATATAAATTAATGTTATAATGTTAATTAAATATTAAAAATTTATATAAAACAATAACATGTTATTAATTTAAATAAGTATTTACTAATAGTTATGAATATAAAAAAACAAATATTTTGTAATAATTGCGGTAAACTAGGACATTTATTTCATAATTGTCGTGTTCCTATAACAAGTATTGGAATAATTCCGTTACGAATTGTTAAAAAATTTAACGCAACTTCAAAACATTATGAAAATATTATTGAACTATTAATAATAAAACGAAAAGACAGTCTTGCATTTATTGATTTTATGAGAGGAAAATATATAATGGAAGACAAGAACTATATCTTAAATTTATTAAATAATATGAGTGTAAATGAGAGAAATTTCTTATTAAATAATGACTTTAATACTATATGGAATTATTTATGGAATTATAATACAAATAATTTGTATAGAAATGAGGAAAAATTGTCAAAAATAAAATTTAATAAATTGAAAACGGGTTATGTTAGTATTTTAGAAAGTTATAATTTAAAAGATTTAATTAATTTATGTGTTAAAAACTATAGTGAACCTGAATGGGGATTTCCAAAAGGGCGGCGCAACTATCATGAAAAAGATATTGTGTGTGGATTAAGAGAATTTGAAGAAGAAACAGGATATAAAAAGGGAGATATTGAAATTTTCAATAATATTGTACCATTTGAAGAAATTTTTACTGGTTCAAATTACAAATCTTATAAGCATAAATATTTTGTAGGCATTATTGATAATGCAATTATTCCTATAAATAATTTTCAAATTTATGAAATTAGTGAAATAAAATGGGTTCCTATTACTGATGTAGTTAATTATATTAGAGACTATAATTATGAAAAAACAAATATAATAAATGATTTAAATAAATTATTAAAAACATATAGACTATATATATAATGTTGGGATCGGAAATCTCACCACAATTAAATAGTAATATGGAAAAAGAAGCAACTAGTGATTTGGAAAAAGAGGTAATTGATTCTGAGAATGACGATAATGATGATGATACAGATGATACAGATGAAAATGAGGATTTAAGACCTGACACTGATTCAAGCACTGATTCGGAAACTGATTCAGAATTAGAAGTAAATAAAGGACAAACTATTAATAAAACTAATAAAACTAATAATTTAAAATTGGCACAAATGTTTAAAGAAAATATGAATAAATTAACATTGGAAAAAAATGAACTTGCAGATCTAGAAAAAAATGTTAAAACAAAAACTGATACAAAGCATTTTTTAAATGCTATTGAATTATTAAATAGAAAAGAATTGAATGACTCTTTTGATAAGAATTATAAATATTTATATCCACATTTAGACGATGAATATTTTAATATTAAAATAGCAAATAAAGAAGAATTTGCAGAAAATAAATTACATATAAATTTGGATTCTGATTTTGAAAAATTAAGTAATGAAATATGTGATAAAGATTTTGAATTGGCACCATATCAAAAGTTTATTAAGAATTTTTTATCAAGTAATACACCTTATAATGGACTATTACTTTATCATGGTCTAGGAACAGGTAAAACTTGTTCGGCAATAGGTGTTGCTGAAGAAACAAGAAAATATTTGAAATATATGGGTTATAGTGAGCGAATTATCATAGTTGCCTCACCAAATGTTCAAGAAAACTTTTATTTACAATTATTTGATGAACAAAAACTAGAATTTAAAAATAATAGTTGGACTATTAATAATTGTGCAGGGCAGAGTATTTTAGATGAGATTAACAATACACATAAAAATTTAACACGAGAGAAAGTAGTAAAAATTATGATAAATATTATAAATACTTATTATTTATTTATGGGTTATACACAGTTTGCAAATCTTATAATAAAGAAATCAAATAGCTTAACTAGTGCAGAAAGCACACATAAAAAAAAAGAGTCTGAGAGATTGCAAAAATTTTTTAATAATAGATTAATAATAATTGATGAGTTTCACAACATAAGACAATCAAAAGACAATACTAATAAATTGGTTTCAAATGAGTTACTCAAGCTTGTTAAGAGTGTTAATAATCTAAAATTGTTATTTTTATCGGCAACTCCGATGTTTAATGATTATAAAGAAATCATATTTTTGATTAATATATTAAATATGAATGATAGACGAAGTATTGTGGATATTAAAGATATATTCAATAATGATGGTTCTTTTCTTGTAAATAGTAAAGGCGAAGAAGTAGGATTAGAATTATTTAAACGAAAAATTACCGGATATATTAGTTATGTAAAGGGTGATAATCCTTTAAGTTTTCCATTTAGAATTTTGCCAAATGATTTTTTACCAGCGCACAGTATAAAAAGTAAAACTTATCCACAATTTAAAATTAATGCTAATCCATTAACACAATCAATAGAACTTTTTGATATATATATTAATACTAACATCTCTCCTTATCAAGAATTTATATACAATATTATTTTAAAAAATAATATATCAAAATTTGATGAAGACAAAATTAATGAAATGGAGTCCTTTGGTTATACATTATTGCAAAAACCATTAGAAGCATTAAATATTGTATTTCCAAATCCTAAATTAGAAACTTATTTTGACGAAAAATTGGCTTATTATGAAAGTAATATTGCAGAACTAATAAAAAATATTAACTTAGAAGAAATAAATAATTTATTAAGTGTTAAAGAAGTTGTTGGAAAAGCAGGTATCCATAATATTATGAACTATGAAGAAACACATTCGCCTAAATCTAGACATAATTATGTATTTAAAAATAGTAGTGCTCCTAATATATTTGATGTTAATAACATTGGTAAATACAGTTTTAAAATAAAATCAATAATAGACTCTATTAATAATAGTAATGGTCCAATTATTGTATATTCGCAATTTATTGATGCTGGTTTAATACCAATTGCGTTAACATTGGAGTCACTTGGATTTAGAAGATATGGAGCAAATAGATCTTTATTTTCAATAGCTCAAAGTGAAGAATTAGATATAGTTAGTTATAAGAAAAAATCAGAATTACCAATGGGTTCTAAATTTTATGGTGCTAAATATATTATTATTAGTGGCAATACTAATTTATCACCAGATGTTGTTGCAGATTTAAAAGCAGCAACAACTATAAATAATAGCGATGGTAAAATTGTAAAGGTTATTCTTCTTTCAGCGGCCGGAAGTGAGGGAATTGACTTAAAATTTATTAGACAAGTTCATATTTTAGAACCATGGTTTAATATAAATAGAATAGAACAAATAATTGGTCGAGCAATCAGAACATGTAGTCATAAAAATATGCCACTTAAACAAAGAAATGTACAAATATTTATGCATGGTACATTATTAAATAATAATACTGAATCTGTTGACCTATTAATTTATAGAAAAGCGGAAGAGAAAGCCAAAATAATAGGTAAAATTAGTAGAATTTTAAAAGAACATTCAATTGATTGTTTATTAAATTATGAACAGCAAAAATTTGATGAAAAATTACTTAATAAAAAGTTAGAACTAACTCTCTCAAATAATTCTACAATTACTTATAGTATTGGTGATAAATCATATAGTCCATTATGTGACTATATGGCCGAATGTAGTTATGAATGTAAACCTGATTTAAAAGAATATAATATTAAAATGGGATTGTCAGAAAATAATAAACCAAATAATTATTCTTACAATGAATTTTATTTACAAACAAACAATGAAGCAATAATTAAAGTGATTAGAAATTTGTATAAAGAGAGATTTTTTTACGCAAAAGAAGATATTATAAGTCATTTACGTTCTTTTTCTAAAAGTCATATACATAATGCGCTGAATGAATTGGTAAATAATGAAAATATTTATATAACAGATAAATATAATACATTGGGTAAATTAATAAATATTGAAAACTTGTATATTTTTCAACCTGAATTATTAAATAATGAGGCTACTTTATTTGAAAGGTCAAATCCAATACTAAGTAAACCAGATGGAATAACATTTGCTGTTCCCGAAACCTTTGATATTTTTAAAGGAAAAGATACTTTAAATATTATTCCTGATTCTAAACCAGACAAACCAGACAAATCTAGCAAAATGGATTTTACTAGTTCTGAGGAAGACTATTTAACAGTTGAAAATATAGACAATGTGAAGTTGATTATTGATGACATTAGTAACAATTATAAGTATATTACTAATATACCAACTGATTTAATAAATAGCAGTGATAATGATAATAAATATATAAATTTTGGTATAATTAACAACCTGTTAAAAGAAGAAAGTGTTTTAACTAGTGACATAGTGGCCAAATTAGCAATAGATATTTTGTTAGATGATCTTGATTTTGATAAAACTATTTTATTAGTTAATTATTTATTAAATAATGGCTATAATTTGGCAGGTTTAAACTCTTTTGAAAAAGAGTTATTAGTTTATTATGAAACCAATTTTTTTACAAGTTCTAATGGTAAATTAAAAGCACTAATGTTGCCAAAAAAAAGTGACTTTAAAAATTATACTTTATATATAATTAAAAAAAGTAAAACAACACATATTAGTGGTGCAAATATATTAATGGTGCTTGGAGAAACAGAAGATTATGATGATTTTAATAGCACTATTGTTGGTGCAAAATTAGAACAATCAAACTTAGCAAGCGCACTCGGATTCTTATCATTGGAAAAAAATAAAAAAGAATTTATTACATATTTTAAAACCAAAAGCGGATCAAATAAAGGTTCGCGCTCTAGTAGAGCCGGAAAAGCGCAAAATGAAAAGTTATTTGTTGCTATTGGAGTTCCAACTGCTATTATTGCAAAATTAAAAAAGTATAACCAAAATTCTTTTAGTAATGCTCTAGAAATTTATTTTAGATATTATGATTTGATTAAAAAAGATGACAAACATTGGTTTTTTAATTTAGTTCAATCATTAATAAATGAGTTTAATTAAAATAAGTATTAAAATTATTATAATAACTATTAAAAATAACTATTAAAAATAACTATTAAAAATAACTATTAAAATATATAATTGAATAAATATTAAATATAAAAATCTTATTATATACTAAAATGTCCAAATCATTAAATAAAAAATATGCATTAAAACAAAGTGGCAAAAATACAAATACAAATACAAATACAAATACAAATTTACATATATATATACGTTCATTATTAACGCAAAAAATTGTATTAAATTATGGTGAGGTAAATTCTGAATTATTTGATACATTAGAAGGTAAATTAAAACATTTTAATGAAGGAAAATGTATTAAAGATGGTTATGTTAAAAATAATAGTGTCAAATTGTTAACATATTCAGGTGGTGAATTATTTTCAAATAAATTAGTATTTGAATGTGTTTTTGAGTGTTTAATTACAAATCCGGTAGAGTCTATGGTATTAAATTGTGTAGCAAAGTCTATTACAAAAGTGGGTGTTCGTGCAGAATTAGTAACAGACGATAACAATAGTCCATATATTATATTTATAGCGCGTGACCATCATTATAGTAATGAAGTATTTTCACAAATAAAAGAAAATGATATGTTGCAAGTCAGAGTATTAGGACAACGATATG